AACTTTGCTTCGACCGTCTCACTTACGGGATCTTCTAAACACAAAGTCATCATCATCGACGAGGCGGATAACACAGGCAACGACGTTCAACTCCTTCTACGGGCAAATATTGAGACATTTTATAACAACTGCCGATTTATTTTTACCTGTAACTACAAGAATAAGATCATCGAACCACTACACTCAAGATGTGCAGTCATTGACTTCAACATTAAGAAAGCGCAGAAGGCGCAATTGGCGGGATCATTTTTCAAGCGCCTACAGAGTATTTTGGACGCCGAAAGAATTACTTATGATTCAAAGGTTCTTGCAGAACTTGTTTCAAAACATTTTCCCGATTTCAGAAGAGTTCTTAACGAATGTCAAAGGTACTCGACAGGTGGAACGATTGATGCGGGAATTCTTGCATCTTTCTCGGACATTTCTGTAACTGACCTTATCAAGCATATGAAAGCAAAGAATTTTACTGAAGTTCGTAAATGGGTTGTGACAAATCTTGATAACGATGCAACTTTAATTCTTCGTAAAGTGTACGATGCTTGTTATGATACTCTCATTCCAGCGTCAATTCCTGCTGCAGTTCTTGTGATTGCTAAGTATCAGTATCAATCTGCTTTTTGTGCGGACCAAGAAATTAATCTTTTGGCAGCACTGACTGAAATTATGTGTGAGGTAGAATTTAAATGAACTTATATAAAATAGATATTTCAAGATTATATGAATATCCAGTCAAAACTACTCCTCAAAATGTTCAAGAAGCAAATGAGGGTCTTTTCAGGGCAAAGATGACTTTGCCTGCTGCGGCAAAGCATTGTGGTATGACACATAAAGAAATGAAATTGACTTTTTGGGAGTTTTTAAAGTACAATAAACCAGACTATATACAACCAGAATAACATGGAATTGAAAGATTGGTTAAATTCAATTAATCAAACTAAAAACAATTTGATTGATGAAGATCCATCTAGAGAGAAGGATTATTCTCCTTATATTATCAATCGCTGTTTATCTGCTTATACTGATAGTATTCTTTTTGCAAATGTAATGAATCAATATCATTTTCTTCCAAAGAAAATGCAATATGACTTTTTTATAAATAGTCTGAGGAAAAGGAAGAGATATTCTCCTTGGCTCAAACAGGATAAAATCAAAGATCTTGATTATGTCAAACGTTATTATGGTTATAGTAATGAGAAGGCAAAGCAAGCTTTGAGGATTCTTACAAAAGAACAACTTAATTTTATAAAATCAAAATTTGAAACTGGAGGAACAAAATGAGTGTTGTTAAGGAACCTGAAGTAAGATGGACGCCAGAGCAGATGGTGGAAGTGATTCTCAATGAACCTGATGATTTTTTGAAGGTTCGTGAGACTTTGACACGTATCGGTGTAGCTTCAAGAAAAGAAAGAAAGATTTATCAATCTTGCCATATTCTTCATAAGCAAGGTAGATATTATCTTGTTCACTTTAAAGAGCTGTTTGCCTTGGATGGTAAACATGCTAATCTTACTGTAAACGATGTTCAGCGTCGCAATCGTATCGCTCAGCTTCTTGCTGATTGGGGATTGATTGAGATTGTTGATGTAAATAAAATTCAAGATATTGCTCCACTTAATCAAATCAAAGTACTTGCTTATAAAGATAAGGGTGATTGGATTTTAGAGACCAAGTACAATATTGGCTCTAAAAGGAAGAGGGATGAGGAAACCGAATGAGTAGGTGGGGGTTTCACGACCCCCTTTTTTTATGTTTCTTGTATAATATATTAAGGATGCCGAAAGGGTCCACAAAACACAAACTCGCTTAAAAAGGAGCTACCATAATGACAAGCATTACGAAGTATTATGCTGCAGATCTTCCTGCGCTAATGAATAAAATTACCCGTGCAAGTATTGGAATGGATGCATATTTTGATCGTCTATCTGAAATTGAGGAAGCATTCTCCAATTATCCACCACATAATCATCTAGAGCTGAGTGCTGTTCAATCCCGCCTAGAATTTGGACTTGCTGGATTTAAAAAGGAAGATATTCGTGTTTACACTGAGCATGGGAAACTTTTTGTTGAAGCTAATAAGGAAGCCAAAGAGACTGATATTTGCTACATCCATCGTGGATTAGCGCAAAGAAACTTCAAAAAAGCATGGGCACTTGCAGATGATACAGAAGTCAAAGATGTTAAATTTGAGGATGGACTATTAACTATTGATATAGTAAAAGTTGTTCCAGAACATCATAATCGTAAAGACTATCTATAAATAGATTAAAACCCAATCTATAATGAAGACCTACTCAGAATTTGTGAAAATTCTTCAGGAAAAAATTGGAGATTTTGGTTCTTTTGCAAAATACAAAAAACCAAAAGAAAAGTGCTATGGGCGCAAGCAATATTATGCTAGTCTTGATAAAGAAGTTTGCGCTTTTAAAAGGAGAAGAGAATGACTAGAAAACCTAAAAAAACATTTAATCAATTTTTGAATGTAATTAGTAACAAATTTTTTGGACCAACTCCAGAAAATAATGATCCAACTCCAGGTGAAGCTGGTTGGAAAAAGGAAAAAAAGATCATTAATAGAATAAACAATTCTGATGGGGCAAGTGTCAATTAATAAATAAGTTTAACTATCATCGCCGCAGGGAGGCAACTGGCACAACCCAGTTGACGCCTCCCACTTTTTTTGCTAGAATGGAACGGAGGTATGAGATCAAAATGTCTATTAAACTTGCATTATTGAAGTCTGGAGAAACAGTCGTATCAGATGCTAAAGAATTAATTTCAGATGACAAAGTTTGTGGATATCTTTTTACAAAACCACATGTCGTTGATTTGAGAAAGGCTGTTTTACTCGTTGAGGAGAATAGTAGTTCTAAAGGTGGTGATTTAGAAATAGTTTTATCCCCTTGGATTGTTCTTACTAGTGATACTCAAATTCCAGTTTCTCCAGACTGGATTGTCACAATTGTAGAACCAATTGCTGAAATTAAAAAAATTTATGAGGAAAAAGTAAATGCAAAAGTTGATTAAATGTATAGTATTTAAAGTTAATAATGTTGTCGTTAGTGAGCTAGCTTATATAATGATGGATCCAGATGATATTAGTGGTGCAAATTGTAAACTAATCAATCCATATAAAATTGATGAATTGGGAAATTTAAGCCCTTGGATTGATGTAACAGATCAGAATGAAATACTAATTAATTCTGATAATATTTTAACTATCGTAGACCCAAAACCTGAAATTGTTGAAAAATATCTTCAATTAATTACCTGATGGCGCAAAGATTTTATACTAATGTTCAAATGGTCGGGGACCATTTCTTAGTTCGTGGTTATGAAAATGGCAGACATTTCATGACACGCGAGAAGTTCAACCCGACTCTTTTTGTTCCTTCAAACAAAAAAACAAAATACAAAACTTTGACTGGAGAATATGTTGAAGCTGTTCAACCTGGAAGTGTTCGTGATTGTAGAGACTTTATTAAAAAGTACGAAAATGTAGAAAATTTTAAAATTTCTGGGAACACTCAATATATCTACCAATATATTTCTGATAAGTATCCAGAAGACGAAATTAAATTTGATATTAGTAAAATCAAAGTAACTACTCTTGATATTGAGGTTGCTTCAGAAAATGGGTTTCCAGATGTAGAATCGGCTGCAGAAGAAGTCTTACTCATTACTATTCAAGATTATAGTAGCAAACAAATTAGAACTTGGGGTCTTGGTCCGTATAAAGGAAATCAACAAAATGTAACTTATAAAGGATTCAAAACTGAATATGATCTATTATCCGACTTTATAAATTGGTGGATGATAGAAGAAAACATTCCAGAAGTTGTGACTGGATGGAATACAGAGTTATATGATATTCCTTACCTAGTACGTCGAATTGATAGAGTTCTTGGAGAAAAGTTGATGAAACGAATGTCTCCTTGGGGTTTAGTAACTGAAGATGAATGTTATCTTAATAATCGTAAGTTTATTACATACGATATTGGTGGAATTGGTCAAATGGATTATTTGAAACTTTATAAGAAATTTACTTATAAAGTTCAGGAATCTTATCGGCTAGATTATATCGCTGAAGTTGAACTTGGACAAAAAAAGCTAGATCACTCTGAGTTTGATACTTTCAAAGATTTCTATACTAAAGGGTGGCAAAAGTTTGTAGAATACAACATTATTGACGTGGAACTTGTTGACCGTTTGGAAGACAAGATGAAACTTATTGAGCTTGCTCTGACAATGGCATATGACGCTAAAGCGAACTATTCTGATGTTTTCTCCCAAGTTAGAATGTGGGATAGCATCATCTACAATTATCTTAAACAGAGAAATATTGTAATTCCGCCAAAGGAAAAATCTGATAAGGATACTCAGTATGAAGGCGCATATGTAAAAGAACCTGCACCTGGAATGTATGATTGGGTTGTGTCGTTTGACTTAAACAGCCTGTATCCTCACCTTATTATGCAATACAATATTAGCCCTGAAACTCTTATTGAAAAAAGGCACCCTGCAGCTACTATTGATAAAATTCTCAATAAAGAATTAGA